CTAGAAATCGAAGCGGATCGACCATTCCTGGACGTAGGCCGGCCCCTTGTCGCCCTGCGGCCGTTCCTCACCCTTGAGCAGCATGCCGGGACCGTGCATCGTGGTCAACCGGGCCTCGTGCAGCGTGGGCAGCAGCTCGTTGTCGACCTGGCGGCCGGGGTCAATCAAGGTGGCCACCGTCGACGCTCCCAGGATGTAGACGCGCAGCTCGCCCTCGACGAACGGCGCGCGGGCGATTTCGTTGTCGGACATGCGCTGGCCGCGCTGGCGTAGGAGTTTTACTTTTGCGAGCATCCGGGCAGTGTAGCACCGCTGATCTGGCCGCCTTCCAGCGACTCGCCCATCAGCCGCTCCATCATCGCCTCGGCCGGCGCTGGAATCTCGCCGCCAGCAATGACCACCAGCCGCGGCCCGGCGTCCTTGCGCTCCTGGTGAACGGTCAGGACGTGGCCGCCGCCGCCGGGCGTGAGCGCGTAGATGTCGAACGTCGTGCCTACTTCGCGTTCAGGGCATGGCATTGGTCGAACCGTTCTTCGAGGCGCTCGTATCGCCGCACGAGTCCAGCAACGTCCGCGGCGACGCCGAGAACATCAGCAGCAGCCTCTGGCACAAGGCTCGGTCCGCCGATGTCAGGCGCAGGTCCGCCGGCAGCGGGTCCAGTTGCGGGCGTGGCGGGGGCTGGTACTGGCCCTGCGGGGCAGCGCAGGCTGTCAACGCCAGCGCGCATGCGGCGCTGAGCAGCTTCAAGGGATGCAGCATGTTCTTTCTCCTTCAGGAATGCGGCGTCGTCTCGCGCACGGAGCTGGGCGCGCAGGTCGGACTCGGACTGGCGGTAGATGGCGGCCTGGGCGTCGCGGGCCTTGATGCCTTCGCCGACGGCGGCGGCGTACCCGGCGTCATAGCGCGCGGCACCGTAGTGCAGCACGCCCAGCCAGCCGACGACCAGCAGGCCGGCCAGGACGAGCAGGGCGCCGAGGGTTCGCTCGAGCGAGGTCACGCCGGCACCTTCGGACGAACGTCGTACTGAGACATGTGCCGGCCGCGCATGACGGCGATCAGGTTCTCGGCGTACTTCGGGTCGGTGGCGTATCCGGCCTTCTGCAGCGCTCGAGCCCAGGCCTCGCCGGTGACCTCGCGGAAGCAGGGTGCATAACGTGGGTTCGCCTTCAGGAAGCGCGCCCGATCGGCGATGCACTCGTCGATGCTGGCGTAGGCGCGGAACTTGTCGACCACATTGACGCGCTTGCCGGCGACGTACTCGTGCGTGGCCACGTCGACGGTCTTGCCCTTCCAGGCGCGGTCAGCCTTGATGCCGAACAGGTTGTTGCCTGGTGCGCGGGCGCCCCAGCCCGACTCGAGCGCGGCTTGGCCGATCGTGATCGACGCCGGGATGCCGTGCTCGCGATGCGCGCGCTGGGCGGCCGGCAGCAGCAGGTTGATGAATGCGAGAGGGGGCATCAGATCATCTCCTTGACGTCGCGCACGATCTCGCTTAGGTCGGCGTCCCGGCGCTTGTTGGTAAACTTGAACAGGGCGCGCACGGCGGCCCAGGCGGGCAGGCCACAGGCGAACATCAGCCCGCCCTGGGCGATCAGGCCGAGCAGGTCGTGCGACCAGTTCTCGACGCCGAGGTATTTAATGAGGGCGGCGCCGCCGGCGATCGAGCCGACCAGCGTGCACGCCAGCGCGACGCGCCACTCTTTCTTGTCGGTCGGCGTGGTCATCGCCATCACGACGAAGGCAGCGAGGCCGGCAGCAATGCCGCCCATGCCGGCCAGGCCGCCGATAATCTTCCAGCCTGCTACACCGGCGGCGGTCCCGGAAATTGGTTCACTCATTTCGTGAGCTTTCATGATGGGAAAAAGGAAAGGCCACCCGGAGGTGGCCTATAATTGTTGAAACTTCTAGGGGTGGGAATGAGCAGCTACATCACGTACAAACTACTGAAGGCCGGCGCCATCCTGGTGGTGATCTGCCTGGTCGGGCTCTGGCAAGGCTTCACTGGCCGCGATCACTGACTGCCGAGCACTGGCGCGCTGCGTGCCAGCAACAGCCGCACTTCCATCGGAAGCTTGGCATACGCTGGATCGAGCACCAGTTTCTTTGCCGTCTTGCTGTTCAGGATCGAGTTCACGCCACGCCCAGCTGCGGCGCCTGCAGCAAGTCCGACCGGGCCCGAGGCCATCGCCGTCACCCCGCCGACCACCGCACGCTGCGCGGCCCCGTGGTTCCCCTCGCGGGACTTGAGGAATTGCGCCGCGATGTCCGCCAGCTCTTGCAGGTCCTGGTTGCCGATGTTGCGCATATTGGCGAGCCGGCCGATCGAGATGTCGCCGTCCACGCCGTTCTGCGCCAAGCGCTCCAGGGCAAGCATGTTCCCGTACTGCTTGCGGGTCGTGGCGAACGCATCAGCTGCGTCGGGCCCGATCGAGCGGTTCAAGGCACCCATCAGACTGCGGCGTAGCTCGGTCGCGTAGTGCGCCTCCGGAGAGTTCCGTTTGCCGATCCGGTCGAGCATCTTCTTGACGTTGTAGGCCGCTTGGCCGTCCAGCTCGCCTGATGCGCCCTTCGACATGATCTCGTCGATCTGGCGCGAGATGATGCCGGCGCCGTCGGCGCCAAGTTCGCGGAAGGCCGTTGCTTCGTGTTCGGCCAGCTCGTCGAGGAACTGCGAGTCGACGCGCACCTTGTTGGAGCTGAGCACGCGGTCGAACTCACCGCCGAGCTGCTGCTGGGCCTGCCGAAGCGCCATGGTGACGTTGTCGGAATCCTGGCCGAACGTCCGGCTCAGCGCTCGGTTCAGCTGGCTCTGCATCGCCTCTTCGGTCGCGGCGCGCCCGCTGAACGGGACGTAATTCAGGCTCGACGCGACCGCATTCAGCGGCTTGCTGTTCGTGATGCGGTCGACCGGGACATCGATTCCCAGCTCCTGGGCGCGGCGCGCCAGGTTCGCCACTTCAGGCTTGACGGCTCCGCCCCGCATTGCACGACCGGCCCCCCGGGTGGCAGCAAGAGCAGCTTTCCCAGCGACGGGTAGGCCCGCGCCGATCGCGCCGCCCGCCAGTGCATCCTCAGGACTGACCAGGCCGGCCGACGCTGCGCCACTGATGCCGCCACCAAGAGCGCGCATACCGAGGCCGGCTGCGCCACCGACGCCATTGGCCTGCATGCCGCTCGATGCCAGTGCCGAGACCAGCGCCGGCGAGGCGCCAGCAGCTCGAGCACCGGCCGCCAGCGTGCCGCCGACCGGCAGCGTGGCCGCGATGTTGGCGCCGAGGCGGCCCGCCTTGAACGCCGTCGAGTCCTTGTTCTCCTCGGCCAGCGCATCGAAGTCGGCGTTGCGCGTGCGCGTGGCCTGGGCGATGTCCGGTACCCGCGCACGGTGTTCGGCGGGCAGCGCGCCGCGGATCGCGTCGGTCACCTTGCCCGGGATATACGAGGCAGCATTCAGCACGGTATTGCCGATGTCTGCGATACCCAGGCCAGCGCCTTCCAGGATCTGGCGGGCCAGGCCTTTCTGCGGGCGCGTCGGCGCCGCGGCCGGTTGCAGGTCGAGCTGGGCCGCGATCATCTGCTGTGCTTGCTCGGGGGTCGTGCCCTCCGGCACCTCGAACCGGCCGATGCGGCCGTCAGGCATTTCAAAGCGTGCGATTGGCATTATTCGAATCCTAGGAATTTAGGAACGCCGGCGGCGTTGCTGGAATCGGGCGTTGCATCCGGTGCATATTTTTTGTACATCGACTTCAGCACCGTCAGCGCCGCTTTCTTCGTCTCGTTCGGCACCGTTGGATCGCCGATCTGCGCCGCCATCTGGCGATACAATTCGACGTCCAAGTTCGACTGCGGCCCCTCCATACGAGGCTGGGCCATCATGATGTTGCCTTCCAAGACTTTCAGCTGAGCGATATTCTTGGCGCCGTCAGTAGCGGAACCGTAATAACGGTGAGCTTGGTCGACGGCAGCGCCCAGATACGAACCTGTGGCACCATCGATGAGCTTCTCAGCCTGGCCGATCAACGGCATCAGGTTGCGCCCAGCCGCCGCTTTCTTCGCTGCAGTCTCGCTCTGCACGGGTTGGCCGTTCAGCATCACCGGCCGCGCCTGGCCCGTACCCTTATCGACAAGCATCGGGCCCTGCGTCGGCTCGTTGATCAGCTGGCTCTGCTGGCCCTGGCGGGTGATCTCGTTCATCTCGCGAGCGCGCCGATCGCTCATGTTCTGGCCGCGGATCGAGACAGCGTTGTTCGCCAAGGTGTCTGGAGACGCGGTGTTCGTGAGCGAGCGAACCGTCTCGCCGGTGACCGGGTCGATCAGTTCGGTCGAGCCGCCGGTGTTCACCCGCTCCAGTGCCTGCGCCACCTGAAGGGGCACCGGCTGGCCATAAGTTCCGTCCTCGAAGTAGGGCGCGTACATCGTCTTGCCGCCGGCGGTGACCTTCTGCCACTCCTTCACCTTTGGCTGCAGCTTCATGGCATCGGCCGCCGCGGCCTGCGCCTCGTTGCGGTAGCCGTTGTCGTTCAGGAATTTGGCGAACTGCAGACCCTCCTGCATGAGCGCGCTTCGCGTGTCGGCCGGCGCCCCCATCGGCGCGGCCATGGCCTGCTGCTCACCAGGCGCGCTGACGGTCGGCGCGGAGCCATTCATCAGCCCCGAGAACATCGCGGCGCCCGATCGATCCTGAGGCGCTGCCGACGCCGCCTGTCCAGCGCCGCGCGTCAGCTGGTACGACTTGACCAGCGTCTGATACTCCTGCGCACGCTGACGGGCGAGTTTTTGGGCTTCCAGGTCGGATTCCATGCCCTCGATCTGCAGCCCGCGCATTTGCTCGAGCTGGCCGCTCTGGCGCATATGGGCAGCGCGCGCCTGCTGCTCGGCCATCGAATCCTGGAAGGCCAGGCCGCCGACGCCCATCGCCTGGCCGAAGCTGAACGGCTGGCGTCCGGGGGCGGAGCGTGCAAGGATCTGCGAGCCGGCCGCGAGCAGCGCCTGGTTCTGCTCCGGGGTCATCCTGCTCAAAAAGTCGAAAGGTCCCGCCATGATTTCTCCTTACCAGCTGTATGGGAACGACTGCACCGGCTGCTGCGTCGGTGCGTAGTGGTAGTTGCCGGCCGAGCCGGTCGTCTGCAGCGAGGTGGCGCCGGAACCTGCGCCAGCACCGCCGCCGAACATGCCGGCGAGCTGGTTTCCAAATGCCAGGCCCTGCATCGCACCACCGAGGCCGGCCGCGCCTGCATTGCTCGCCACCGGCTGCTGAGTCGGCTGGCCGGTCAAGTAAGGCTGCAGCAGCGAGTTCACGCCCTGCGCCTGATTCAGCTTCCAGCTGTCGTTGGCGTTCACCTGGCCCGAGGCCTGGCCGAGCAGTCCGGACAACAGCCCGGCGCCGGCGAGGTTCGAGCTGTTGTTCTGCGCGTTGGTCGCGAGCTGCGATTGCTGGTTAGCCAAGCCCGCTTGCTGCCCCAAGCCGGCGTTGAACTGTTGGTTTTGCTGGGCCATGCTCGCATTCGTCTTACTCACATCGAGCGAGTTCTGGACGTTTTGCATCTGGGCCTGGTGGGACATCGCCGCGTTCTGCTGCGCCACACCGTACTGCTGCGCGCCCAGGCCCTGGGTTGCCGCGAGCTGGCGGTTGCGATCGGCGTCGTAGGCGCCGGCCTGGGCCGCGACAGCAGCATCGGTGTTGTTCTGGCCGAACTGCGAAGCCGCGCGCGCCAAATTGGTGTTCATGCTGTCGATCGCCTTGCCCTCGGCGATACCCTGGCGCGAGCCGCCGAACTGGCCCGCCAGCACCGAGTTGCCGCGGATGCTGCCCAGCACGTCGTTCGTGGCCGATTTCGCATCGGTGACCATGTTGCCGAAGGCGTTGTTCGACTGATTGATGCCCTTCTGGATCGCGCCAGTCAGGTACGGATTCGCGCCGGGCGCACCGTTGATCAGGCTGTTGTAGGAGCCCGACAGGTCGATGTTGTTCTGGCTCGGTGCCTGCACCTGCGTGCCCACAGCATATGCCGGCAGGCTGGCGGTAGCGCCGGCGGATTGTGCGGCCTGCATCGATGGCGCGGTATTGCCTTGCATGGCCTGGTATGCAGCGCCTCGCGTGGCGGCCAGGTCGGCCGCGCCGTTGCTGTTCAGGTATTGCGCGTTCGCGTTGGCGAAGCCGGTCGCGGCGTCGGACCGCGGCTGGTTCAGCATGCCCTGGTACTGCGACAACAGGCCGGGCTGGCCGTTGCTACCCCAGATCATGGCGTCGGCGCGCGGATCCAGCTTGTTCGCCTGGGCGGTGATCTTGGCCGCGTCCTTGGCGCCCTTGTTGGAGATCAGCGCGCCGCCGACCGCGGCCGCTACTGGAATTGCTGCTGGCATGTCCATTCCTTTCGTGTAATTCCGAGCATGATTTGATCCTCCAGCCTTCCATTTCGCAGGAAGCTGGAGCGGTTGTTGCCCTCGACCTGCATGCCGCTCGCCTTCGCGAACCGCAGGGCGGGGCGGTTGTAGGCCGGGACGCTGGTGACGACCTTGTCGCATCCGATGATCTCGAACAGGTGCTCGAGCAGTAGCTGCGCGGCGCGCGCGGCGCCTGTACCCCAGATTCGGGGTAGTAGGCAGGTGTGCACCTCGTAGCAGGCCTCGCCACGCGCGTGCGCCAGGAAGACGCCGGCCGGCGCGCCGTCGGTCACCAGCAGCCAGTGAAAGCCGTCCAGGTCATGCGGCGCAGCCTCGTCGGTACCATCTTCGTGGATGTGTGGCCAGATCGCTGGGTGTGACAGGACGGCGGCCACGAGCTGCATGTCTCGTGTCCGTTCAAGTTGTATTTGCATGGTGCTATCCCAGGAAGTGCCAGGCGCCCGCGCCGTAGCGATACAGGCCGGCGCCGCTGCCGGGATCCCACATTTCTCCGTCGGCGTTGCGCAGCATCCCGTCGCGCGGCTTCGCCGGCGGCGCATAGACCGTCGGCAGGAAGCCGTCCGACACCGCGTCGAGCGCGGCCTTCAGGCGCAGCAGCTCTTCTCGCAAGAAGCGCTGCATCTGCGCCACGTCCGCCGGCGGGTCGCCGGGCTGGTAGCTGATTGCATTCGTGCTTGCGTTGCGCATCTAAAATTCTCCGGCGTCATCGATCAGGAGTGAAAAACCGTCCAATTTCCAGCTGAACGCCGTCCCGGTCTCGAATCGAATAGCCAGGTACCGGCCGGACACGAACCTGTCCAGCTTCAGGCTGGTGCCGATCGTGAAGGTCATTGGCGGCGCCCACTTCGGTTCGTCGTCGGGCCCGTTGGCCGCGCCCAGCCGTACGATCACCGTGCCGCCACGGTTGCCGGTGATGCGCGGGCGCACGCCCGAGACGATCTTGATCCGTTCCGGCGCGCCGAACGACAGGCCGCGGCGCTCCAGGTAGGCGTCCGGCAGCGCGCCATCGAACGACGTCGATGCGTCGAGCAGGAACAGCTTCGTGTCGGCGCTGCCCATCATCACGCGGGCGGTGTCCGGTGTGAAGTCCGGGCCGTTCCACGCGGTCAGGTCGGTATCCCACGGCGCATCGTCCTGGTTCCAGTTGCCCGCCAGCGAGTTGTCGACCGGGCCGTAGGCCGCGTGCGTCACGTTGGGCAGGCTGCGGAAGCTGACCGTGCCGTCGACATAGTTGTAAACCAGCGCCGTGTCGCACCAGGTGGCGCCGATCGAAGGATAGGCCACCAGGATCTCGTTCAGGAACGGGTTCTTGAACACGAACACCTTGTCCTGGTGCGCCACGTCGATGTCCTGAAAGAAGAACCTGCGCGCCTTCTTGTCCAGCACCGACCGGGCCGAGAACCCGTCGTGCTGCACGATGTCCGAACCGGTCACGGCGAAGTGCATGGCGCCGAAGCCGGCCTCGAACTCGACCGCGCAGTTCATGTTCAGCAGGCCGCTCATGCCCGACACCTTGCGCGGCTTCAGGATGAACTGGCCACCGATGTAATCGATCGCGTAGGTGCTGGCCTCCTTGTAGACGATGAAGCTGTCCTTCAGGCCCAGGCCGTCCACGATCGGGTCTTGGCCCTCGGCCAGGTCGAACTCGCCGGCGTCCTGCGTGAAGTCTGCCTCGTTCCAGGTAGTGGGCAGCGAGCCGGCCACCGCCAGGCTCGACCACTTCACCATGTAGTCGAGCCGCGCGCCGCCGCGGGTGATGCCCAGGGCGATCAGCATGTTCTTGTACTGGCGCAGCACCTTGCACGACGTCCCCGCCGGCCAGGCCGGCAGGTCGACAAACTTGTGCGTGAGGTCCGTGTCCCAGTACATCGGAGGCTTACCGTCGCCGGCGTTCAGCACCGGGATCCCGCCGAACACGCAGCCGGACCAGGCGTTCACCTTGCCGGTGCGCGCGGTGGCGTGGCTGATGTCGGTGTGCACCGACGCGCCCGAGGCGTTCGATGCCGCGAACTGCTTGCCGGCCGTCGCATACAGCCAGTAGCGCGAACCGGCGACGTTCGCCTGCAGTAGGAACTGCGGCGGCTCGGGTGGCGTCAGGTACACCTGGCCGTGGCCGAGGAACTGCAGCGCCGCGCCATCCAGGAAGCGGATGTTGCGAGCGTCCGACCAAGCGCCCTGCGGCAGCTCGGCGGCCGCAATGTCGCGGACCACGCCGATTGCACCGACGTTGTCGAATTTCTGTGGGTTTGCCATGGGTTTACAGGTAATAGCTGATAGTGATCGAGCCGCCGGACGGCACCACGACCTGGTAGCTGCCGCCGGGCGTCACAGCGACATTCTTGACCTCGCGCGTGCTGGCCGGGCCGCCGGTGCCGCCGACGAAGGTCTGGCCGAAGCCAATTGCCGATGCGCCAGTTGAAGGTGGAACCTCATTCGTATCCGCCCGGATATTGCTGTAGTAGGAGCATGACCTGACCGCATCAAACGTTGGGTCGCCCGGGGTCGAAATCGCCGGCCCGCAACCGCTACTTGGATAGCCAACAGAGAACCCGGAATTGCTAATCGATGCAGCAACCTCCCATACCCCCGTGCTGCGGCGCCGTTGTTGTGACTCGGCAGTTACCCTGTACGAGTAGCCCTCCTGCGTATAGCCAGGGCTGCCACCTGCCCCCTTTCCGACGATCGACTCCAGCCGCGACGTGCCGACGGGGATTGAGACGGTTGCATTGGCCGTGAACTCTCTCGTCACCAGCTGCGCGCGCCGGCTGAACGCCAGGGCCTTCAGCCAGGCCCTCATGCCTGCTTCCCGTAAATCACGCCGTCGCCGTAGGAGTACAGCACGACGCGCCCGCGCCCGGCGGCAGGAAATGTGATGCCCGACTGCGCGAAATTGGTCGTCTCGGTGCCGTCCGACTTGATCCATGTGATGCCGGTGGTGGTCGGCGCGATCGTGCCGTAGTTCGTCAGCTCGAGCAGCACGCCGGCGAGGCGCCCAGGCGGGAAGCCGGTCGCAGTCAGCGTGTGCTGGCCGGTGGCCTTGATCTTCTGGCCTTCGCCCTTCGTGAAGTCGATCACGGTCGTGCCGCTGCCGACTTCGCCATTGTCGAACACGGGATCGCCGCGGCCGTCGAGGCCAATCCAAGTGCCGACGCCGGCCTTGCTGCCGAACACCTTGCCGTCGTTCACCGGGTCGTTCACGCCCGGCACCGTGCCAGCGATCACCAGCTGATCGACATAGTTCTGCGTGACGTTGTCCAGGCGGAAGCGCGTGCCGTCGTAGAACGCGGTATAGAAGCGGCCTGCGGTGAGGTCGCCGGCCACCAGCGGCACACCGGCCACGCTCACCACCTCCTTGGCGCCCAGGCCCGAGATATTGAGCGTGGTAGCGCCGGTGTTGTGCGCGGTCGGCACGAACACGGCCAGCATCTTGGTCGAGTAGGCCAGGAGCGGCTGCGCGGGCGTCAACGTGTAGGCATTCGCTGCGCCGCCGTCGGCGCCGGTGACCAGGATAGCGCCCAGGAAGCCGGTAAAGCTCTGGCTCAGCGCCTTCTTGATGTTCCGGACGTGGTCGTCGCCCTCGCTCTTCGGCTCGGCACCGGTCGGCGTGGTCGGGTTCAGGTCGCCCAGGTAGATAACGTTTTCTACTGCCATGGTCTGTCCTTCGTGATTCAGGTGGGGGCGCGCAGGGACATGGTCCCCGGCGCTTCCCAGTCGTTGGTGTCGAGCGCGGCGATCGCCACGTTGTATTTCTGATCCCAGACCGCGTGGTTCGGGTAGTCGCGGATGTGCAGCAGGGCCTCGCACATCGTGGCGGCCAGGTACACCTCGGGGTGCTGCTCGATCAGCCAGTTCGTGCCGGCCGAGTCTGCCAGCGCCGGGACGGCGCCGCGCACCACCGCCGACAGGTTGAGCGCCTCCCCGGGCGTCGGCCCGAAGTAGAGTGCGCTGCCGATCTGCGTGTAATGCCGCGGCTTTCCGCCGGCGGCCACGCGCGCGTACTCGGTGTTGAACTGCGCCGGCGCCAGGTAGTCGATGGGACCGTGGCCGGGGATCGTCAGCGACTTGATCGACAGGATCGAGGGAGGGAGCGCAATGAACGGTGCCCCCTCGGTCGTGGCCAGCGTGGCCACGGCGTCCTGCAGCTGCGCGCGCAGGTCGCCGTTGATGCGGTTCTCGGCGAGCATCACGAAGTCGGGCATGTCGTCGCCCAGGTCGTCGCGGTGGAGCCGGCGCGGAACCACGTCGAGCAGCCAGGCGTAATCCCGGCTCGCGTTGGTGCCGATGGCGGTAACGATGATGGTCATCCGTTGTACCCCCATGCAGCCGGCGTGATGGTGTAGTTCTTTGCACTGCCACTGCGGTTTTTCAGGCGCACAGTGTTCGTTGTCGCATCTCGATAGATGGCCTGCGTTGTTCCGGTGTCCGTGGTTTCGAACTGAGAGCTAACGTCCTGTAGCTCGAGCGCTCCATTGTTCGATCGCGCGAAGAAACGGCCGTAATAGCCATTGTTTCCCTGGTAGGCCGCGAACTCGCCCTGCACGCCTAGCGCCGTGTAGAGAGTCACTTCGGCTTGATCGGCAAGATTGAACGCATATGGATAGCCGACAATTCCAAGCGCTGGGCTTTGAAAGACGTTGGTGTTGTCGGCATTACCGCCCGAGTTATAGCCGGTCAGGATGTTCGACTGATCGACCATAATTCGACCGAAGGTGCCGCCGTTAGCGTACACGCCGATGGCATACCGCTGCGTGACAGCTCCCGGCCCTTGGTCGTCGTAGCAGATATTGCCCATCAGGGTAATGCCCGACATTGCCTCGCCGGTATCTGCGGCCAAAGTGATGCCACCACGATGGGTGCTCGTGCCACTCTTCCAGTTGTTGGAGCAGATATTGCCGCTGGCGGTGATATTCGAGCTGTTGCCGGCGATGAGGATGCCGGCCGCACCACAAGCACGGCAAACATTTCGCCCGACCGTAATGTCCTTCGAATGGATGATGTCGATGCCATTGCCGCCACCAGGGCCATTGCTGATCTGGTTGCCATCGATCACGCCCCGCACCATATTCGACAAATAAATCGTGCCGGCGTAATTGGTGGTCATCCGATTGCGCGTCGCGCGCGCATCCGTTCCGCCCGTGAAGGAGATGCAGTCGAGTCCGATGATCCGAAATTCGTTGTCGTCCGCTGTGACAAAGCTGGCGTTCGAGAACGCAATGGCTTGCTTGCGATCGGCGCTCAGGCCACTGGTTAAATGGTGGATACCGCAGCTATCGAACTTGTTGCGACTAACGTCGACATACGTGCCACCCGAGACCAGCACTGCGATACCGCGACAGTTGCGGAAGCGGTTGCCTGAGATATCCACACGGTTAGCGTTGAAGGTCTGGATGATATTGCTGAATCCAGTGATATTGACCGTGTTGCCGTCGATAACGAAGCCGGTGATCCGAACGTCGTTCTTCGCATTTACGTTCACCAGCAGCGGCGCTGCGGAGCTCCCAGATGTCGGTATAAGCACAGGCCAGCCTTGGCCTTCGATCACTTGCTCATTGGATGGCGTTACTGGCCCGGACAAAGCGTAGGTCCCCGAGGGGAATAGAACGCGACCAGCGCCGGAGTCCAGAGCGTTCTGGATCTTCTCCCGATCATCTGCCACGCCGTCGCCAATTGCACCGACGTCTTTGACGCTGACGGTCTCACTAATCTTATTCTCGACCGTGCGCGGTAGCGCGCCGACACCGGCGGCTTGGAAGCCTATCCGGCTCGCGGCGGTTGGTATGGCCGCCTGCGCCAGTGTCAGCGGCGGATCATCATCCGCGTCGTACAGCTCGATCTTGCGCGTCGCGGTCTCGATCTGCGCGCCAGAAAAGGTGAGGGTGTACTCGCCATTGGCCGCCTTGAAGCCGAAGTAGCCGTTCGCGTCGGTCGTCAGCGGGTTGGCCAGCACGGTCGACTCGTCGTCGGCGTAGAGCGTGGCCAGCAGGCCATTCGACGCGGTCACGGTGACCTGGACGCCCAGCATCGGCTGCAGCACGCCGCTGACGCGGGACGCGAGGTTTTCTTCGAATTTCTTCATGTGGGCCTCAGATCGACGCTTTGTCGATAACGAAATAGGAGTGGTCGGGATCGCGCAGGAAGCGGTCCATCAGCGAGTCGTCTTGCATCACGTCCTGGAAGCGCTTGCCGATGCGGCGCGCCCAGGCATCCAGCACCGAGACCGGAATAGACGCCTGGTGGCGGTCACCCATGCCGGTGCGGTGGAAACCCTGGTTGTGCAGCGCCTTCGCGCGTTCGACCACGCGGGACACGTTCTCGACGGTCTCGATCGCGACCTTGCCGTCCTGCTCCATGTGCATGAAGGTGGCGCTGTAGCCGTTGAAGGAGAGAAGTCGTTTGCTCATGAAAAAAGCCGCCCAGGTTGCCCCGGGCGGCTCCGTTGTGCTGCGGTGGATGGATTACGACAGGTCGCGGATCGCCGCCGAACCGGCCTCGTTCTTGGCCTTGAGGGTCCATTCGGTGTTGATCATGCGCTTCTTGCTGTCGCCGGTCTTGGCCAGGTCCTCGCCCTTCATCGGGCGCAGGGTCATGAGCGACCACAGTTCCGGGTCCAGCAGGAAGATGTCGCGCGAGCGCTGGTAGCGGCTGTTGATGATCGAGTAGCGGCCGAAGTCGCCCACGTAGACCTCGACGGTCGCGTTCAGCGTCTTGTCCTCGGTCTTGTCGAACTTGGTGGCGCCGCCGGTGAAGGCCGACACCGCCGCACGCTGCGCCGACGGCACGAACAGCAGGGAAGGGTTGCCGCCCTGGTCCCAGGCCGCCTTGGCCACGTCCTTGAGCATCTGCTCGGTCAGCGCGCGCGCCGTGCCGTCGGTCGGCGCCACGTTGGTGATCGGGTTCGGCGCCACGCCGGTCGCGCCCAGGCTGTTGTTCGTCTGCAGCCAGCCGGCCACGCCGCGCGCCTGGCCAGCCACGCCGGCAGCGGCCGCGATCGCGGTGGTGTTCTGCAGGCAGGCGAACTCGATGTCGCGCTTGAGCTCGACCATCTTTTTGGCGTCCTGGTAGGCGATTTCCGACTTGCGGCCGGCCTTCGACACCGCTTCCTGCGAGCCGGTGACCGCGTAGGTCTTTTCCGAGATCTGCATGCGGTTGCCGACGCGCGCGGTCGGGGTGATCGCCGAGAAGGTCGCTTCGTTACCCTGCTCGACCTTGTTGTTGCCGGCCGCCGCGAGGGCATCGGTCTGCCATTCTTCGAACTGGGCCGAGCCCTTTTCCTTGCCGATCGCCGACAGGAAGGGTGTCTCTTCCGGGCTGATGTTGAAGATTTCGTTGGCCAGCGATTCGCGCAGGCCGACGGCGTTGAAGGTTGCCATTGCATTGGCGAGTTGTGCCATGATTTTTCCTTACAGAGTTTTTTCGAGGAGCTTGGCGAAGTTGCCAAGCGACTTGTTGTTGGCGAATTTCTTGACCTCGATTTCGAGGCCAGTCGCCGTCGGCGTCGAGGACTGCTTGGCCGGCTTCACCGGCGCCGCCTTGACCTTGTTGACCGCGCCAGGCGCCTTTGCCTGCAGCGTCTTGTGCTGCATGGCGTCGTGCACCAGGCGGACGAAGCGCGGGTCGGTGATGCGGCCCAGCTCCTGGTCGGTAAAGCCGTAGTCCCGGGCCGTAGTGCTCAGCTTGCCGAGCATCTCCTGGTTGAAGCCAGGGATCGACGTCTGCAGGTCGGACAGCATCTGCTGCTGGGCCTGCTGGAACTGCTGTTGCTGCTGCGCCTGCTGCTGGGTCTGCGCCTGCTGAACGCGGCCGGCGACGGCGCCGCGCGTTTCGCGCAGCTGCTGCAGGTGGGTCACGACGTCGACGTAGCCGGCCGGGTCGCTGTTGCGGTCGATCGTGGGGATCGCCTGCTCGAGCGCTGCGATCTGCGCGTTGACGGCATGCAGCTGGCCCAGGTCGGCGGCGAAGGTCTGGGCCACCTGGTACTGCTGCTGGATGTGCTGAATGGTCTGCTCCCGCTCCTGCGCGAAGGTCTGCGTCTTGTGACGGTAGTCCTGCTCGCGCATGTAGCCGAGCTTCAGCTCAGCGACTGGGACTTCGAATTTCTCACCGCCCGCGGTCTCCCAGGCCACAACCTTGTCGTCCAGCGATTCCGTTGCCGGTTGATCGCCTTCACCCTCGACGGGTTCTGCCTGTTCGGCCTCCTGCTCGGCTGGTGCTTCGGGCTCGCCGCTTTGCGCCTCCGTTTCCGGTTGGGCGTTTTCGGTTTCATCCGGCTCCGGCGTATCGGCCGCCTCAAGGGCCGCCGCGAACTGGTCGATGCTGGTGATGCTTTCGGTTTCTGTTGCCATTGCTCATCCTCGAAGAATGTGACTCCCAAACAAAAGCCCGCACGCGGCGGGCCTTGGGTTGGTCTTTTTTCGTGTCGCGCTCAGGGGCGCGCGACGTGCCCGGGTTTTTACTCTTTCCGTTTGTAGTCCGGCTCAGGGGTCACGTCGAAGCGGACCGCCTTGATGGTCGGCTTACCATCGATGAGAGCGCGGACGACGCGATGCCAGCCGTCCATGATGAAACCCTCTTGATCGAGGATCACCGGCTTGCTGGTGTCCACGTCGAGGACGCGGCGCATGTGCTGCGCCATCTCATACGGCGACGACACAGCATCCCAGACGGCCGAACCGGCGTAGATGGCGGCCAGCGGGAGATCGAACGGTTTCAGCCCTTTCGCACGTTCGACCAGGTTGGAGACGACCCAGACCTTATCGTTGTGCGAGAAGGTGTTGTCGGCCATTGCGACGCCAGAAATCCGGACGACTGGCGCCATCAGTGCTTGCTCCCGTCGCTGTACGTCGCCGACAGCTCACCGTCTGCGATCGGGAAGCCCGAGTAGACGCCCGGATGCAGCCGCGGCGCGGCGCCGGGATAGCTGATTGAGGTGACGACCAGGCCGTCAGCCTGTGCTGCACGCTCGTGCTGCGCGATGAACGCGTCCAGGTCGACGGCAGGTTGCTCGGGTGTTGCTGTTTTTTTAGTTGCCATGTACGCGATCCTTAATGCGGGCCAGGAAAGATTTGCGCTCTTCCTCGGCGCGGAGCTCGGCGCGGGCCAGCTCCCCATCCTGGAGAACGAGGTGGAAGATGGACTCGAAGCGCTGCTTCGCCTGGAGCAGGCGGTGCAGATGCTCACGCGCCTCGACGTCACGCGTCGGCACGTCCTTCCACGCCGCGGTGATGCCGTCTTCGATTGTCTGCAGCGCCTCGACCACCATCGGGTCTTCGATGATCCGCTTGGCGGCGTCAGCGCGGTTGATTGCTGCGTACTGCTGATCATTCATGGAATGCTCCTGATGTGGCCGGTGCCGCCGGCGGTGGCTGGCGATTGGCGGCCTCGAAATCCTTGCGATTCTGCTCACGAGCGGCGACGGCCTCTTTCAGGTCCAGATCCCGCTCCTTGATCCGCAGGTCAATTTCCCTGATCTGCAGGTCGAGCATCCTCATTTCCTTGTCGGCGGCGATCTTCTCGCGCTGGCCCTGCAGCTTCATCTCCTCGACCTTCACTTGGGCCTCGGCCAGAATCTGCTCGGGGAGCGGCTGCGGCGGTGCCGGCGGCGGAGGCGGCGTCTTGCTCGGGTCGTTGAAGAACTGGTCGATCCCCTTGATGTTCATCGCCTTGAGCAGCGCGCGGTAGGCGTTGTACAGCTTCACCTGGTCGAACATCGGCGAGCCGGAGGCCATGAGCTGCTTCTGCTCGGCGATCACCATCTGCAGGTTCATCACCGTCTCGGCCTTATCTCCGGTACCGAGGCCGACGTTGACCGTCGCATCCATCTCATCCGACCAAGTGCGCGGGTCGAACTGCACCCAGGTGCCGCGCATGCGCACGGTGGCCGCCTTGTCCTGGTGTTTGCACACCAGCTTGAGCAGCAGCTTGAACAGGTCTTTGACGCCGGTCTCGGCCATGATGCGCGCGATCATCTGCATGCGCTGCTGGCTGGCCGTCATGATCTTGCTGACGCCGGTGGCGGTCTTGTTCAGGCTGTCCGCCTCGAGACCCTGGTTGTAGCGCGTCACGCCGGTGCGCACCTCGCGGCGCGTGTCCATGAACTCGATGCCCTGGAGCGCTGGCGCGGCCACGACGCTGGTGACCAGTGGCGAAATCGCCTCCATCATTGGGCGCTTGCCGCGCACAATGCCGCCGATCCGGTTATCCAGCAAGTCGGCCAGATTCACCTCGGCAGCCGTATTGACGTACGTACGCGGGTTGTTTGCCAGGTAGAGCGAATCCAGGTACTGGCGCGTCAGCGCGGTGTTCGTCGCCTGGATCGGCGCTGTAACGTCGGCCAGGGCCAGGCCATGCACGCGGTGCGGGATCGGGATCGGCGTGATCAGGCAGTAATCGTGACCGTCCGCCTCCTCGTTCTTCAGCGTCATGTTCGCGCCGCGCAGCACGTACCTCCATTCGACGATGCCGTCACCGTCGTGGTCGCACTGGATGTAGCCCTCGAAGAGAGTGACTTCCTCCATGGCCTTGTCGAAGGTCTGGTGGTCGCCCAGGATGTACAGTTCGTCATCCGCCATCGACTTCATCGACTCGGCGCCGTCGACGTGCGCGTTCATGTCGTAGCTCTGGACCGCGAACGCGTCGGCCTTCGGGACCCCCATCTCGACCAGGTCGGAGCGGCGCAGCACGGTGTACTGGCCGACCAGCGGCGCGTCGTAGATCGAGCAGGCGCGGCGCGACACCAGGAAGGTTTCCGGCCGCACGTTGCGAATCTCGACCTGGCCCTTTTTCCGGGTCACCTTGAGGTCGACGTTGTAGAGCATCGCCGGCGGCTGGGACAGTTGGGCCTGCGCCTGGGCGGCCGCTTCCGGCGCCATTGCCATGATGCCGGCCGCCAGCTGCTCGCGCCGTGCCGCATCTTCCGGATCCGGGTATGTCTGGTGCTCCAGCACCTCGATGCCGTCCTGCTGCATGAGCATGGTGAGCTGCATTTCGTCCAGCTGCGTGTACGACTCGCGCGTGACCTTGTCGGCGTCGTTCCAGAACGCGCGCACCACGCCGACCTTGGCCAGTAGCGCGTCCTTGAACCAGGTGTTGAAGATCAGGAAGCCAGGGTTCTGCTTCTTGACGATGTGGTTGATGTAATCGGTCGCCTGCTGGGCGAACTGCTCATCTTCGACGCCGACCGGCTCGAACTCGCCCACGTTGTCGCCAGACAGGAACACGTCGAGCAAGGCTGGCAGGGCGCCTTCGACCGTTTCGAACACGTCCCAGCTCACGACCTGCGAGCGGCCTTCGACTTCCTTCCCGTCGGGCAGGCCCAGGTAGTAGGCGTAGTTGCGCTCGCGCTCCGGGCTGATGGCATGGTTCTGCCAGGTGGTGGCCTGCTCGATTTCGTGGTCGAGCAGTTTGTCGAATGTTTCAGCGGCGAGTTTAGCCATTACACAATTCCAATCGATTTGTAGTCCAGCGTGCCGCCCCATTCTTCGTTGCGCAGCTCGTCGGCAACCAGTGCCAGGTAGCGGAAGGCGTCGGCGCCGTGCGAGAACTCGTCGTGCAGTGGTGTCACGCCCTGGCCGGTCTTGCTGTTGATGTTCCAGCGATAGCGCTTCAAGCACTCAACCAGACGCGCGGCACGCTCCTTGTGGAAGTAGATGCGCGGGAATACCTCGCGCGCCCGGTCGATACCGCTGTTGACCGCGATGTTCGGCACAGCCGTCACGCTCCAGCCCAGGCCCGACAGGACCGCGGCGTCGTCCTTGCCGGTCTGATGTCGTTTGTGGAAGCCATCGTGCGGCAGGTAGATGCTGCCCCAGTTCATCGGCTGGTCATCGAGGCGAAGCGCGCGCAGCTCGGCGCTGTAGTCGGCCAGGATGCGTTGCGTGCCCTCGATGTAGTGGATCACCCGGATCTCCGAGGCGACTTTCTGCACCAGGATCAGCGTCATGCTGTCGGCCATGCCCAGGTCGAAGATAACGTGCGTCTTGAGCGCACCGTCGTGCGGCACTTCTCGAACGCGACCCGCGTTGACCGTAGCCGACATTGCCTCGAAGTAGATCGCGCCCTCGATGGCCGGCTTGCACTGACCCTCCCACACGTGCTTGTAGTCTTCGGCCCGCATGGTTGCCTCGGCGTGCTTGCGCTCTTCCTCCAGGACAGCAGGGAACCAGGGGTTGTCGCTGTAGTTCATTAGCACCGACACGCAGTCGGGCGGCGGGTTGAGCACGAAGCGCTCGTGCGTCGCATCGCTCTCCAGTTCCGGGTTGTACGTCACCCATATCTCCGACCCGGCTTTGCGGATCGTCGGCGTCAGCGTCTTCCAGCTCTTCTCGGAGATGGTTTGCGCCTCCTCGCACCAGCAGATGTCGACGCCCTCGAACGACTTGAGCGTGGTTGCGGTGACATCAGACAGGCCGGAGAAGTAGATCGCCGAGCCGTGCGGCCCCTGAATCTCCGTTTGCAGGATGCGAAACAGGTGCGAAAGCCCCATCGCCTCGATCTGGTCGCACAGCAGCTGATGCACCGACTGCTGGATCGACTTCTGCACCTCACGGGTACACAGCACGCGCGTCTCCTGCTGCACGCATCGCAACAGGATCGCCCGGGCGAAGCTCCAGGACTTGCCGGAGCCGCGCCCACCGCGCGCCACCTTGTATCGAGCTGGCTTGAACAGGAACGCCAGCTTGCGCGGGAATCGCGCGGTCAGGTCAGTCGAAGCAGACATTGATCGTCAGCGGCGCTCCATTGGCGCCGGTCAGTTCGGTTTTGTCGGTGAACAGCTTAAGGTGCTTGCCTAGCAGCTCCGCGCCCTTGAGCACCGCGCCGGCGTCGAACTTGTATTCGCCCGTCGCCTCGCCGTCACGGTCACGCACAGGCTCGGCCTGCTTGCACCGCTCGATGGTGTCAACGATGGTGCGGAGGACGTAATCGGCGTCAACCTGGGTACGCTCGGCACGCTTCTTGATGGCTGCCTGGATGGCGGCGGCGACACTAACATTTGCTAACAGGCGGCTACCTTGCTCATTGGCGGTTTTCGCGCTGTAGCCGGCGCGGATGGCCGCCTGCGTTGCGTTCAGGTCAATAAGGTACTCAGCGACGAAGCGCTGCTGCTTGTCGGTGAGGGTCATGGTTGCGGTTCACTTCGATTTGGATGAGCACCAGCACCCAGCGGCGCTCGGCTTCATGGGATAGCTGGAATGGCATGGGCTCGGAATAAAAAATGCCCCGGCAGTGTTGGGCTGGCCGGGGCGAAGCGTCGATCGATCAACCGACGGAGGAGACAGGGGAGGGTGGACAGCCCCGCGATGTGCCGCACACGGCGGACGGAGGGGTGGGCGGGCGTCCACCACACGGAAAGCGACTCGGGGAATCGACTTGCGTGTGGTGACCTCACTGTCGTGCTATTGTTAACACTCCAATAACTAAACTAGGATCTGAATGGACTACAACGAACTACTATTCGCTGCCGAGGTACGGCGACTTGCTGTGGAAATCCGTAACAGTGAATGGACCGAGTATTCAAACAGCGGAGAGACTGTGATTCCCAAGGGCGATCGAGCGGCCTTTTACAAAGCACGGCAGGAGTGGGAAGAGGATCACCCACTGCAGAAATACCTTTTGCTTGCAGTGAGCCATATTCGAAGCACTGCCAGCTATCTCCGCACCTTGCCCTTGGAGTAAAACGCAAAAAGCCCGCTACCTCTCGGCGCGGGCTTTTCTCCAGACGTGCGAAAGCTCCCATGCGGGAACATACGCGTCGCTTGCTGGACGGGAATTAAGTTGTAGCTTGGAATGTACTGCTGAGATTGCCAGCGGTCAAGAACTTTCGTTCAGGAATCGGCGGAACTGTGTGATTCCGGCTGCGGCGCGAACCAGAGCGCGCCGCGCCGCTGGAACTCGGTCTTCGCCTTCTTCGAGCCGCCCGATCTCTTCGGCCAGCTTGTACGTGAAGTCCGCACTTCCATTGAACAGATCCAGTCTCACGCCGAGATCGAAGCAATCGCCGCTGAAGCGCAGCGGGTTCCAGGCCGGGATGACCGGGCCGCCTGGAAAATTCAGGTTGCCGTATCCCTCGTTCTCTACCTCGACGAAATCGGCGCCGAATGCACGTGCGGCCAGCACCAGCAATTCGTGATCCTCCGGCGAAAGTTCCGCTCCGCGCGGCGCCGCCGGCAGTTCGTCATCATCGTCGCTCGGCGTCCATTGGCCGTCGATCCACTCGCCCTTTTTGAAGTTGTCGCTCACCGCTCGATCCCCTTATCCGTGTTCACCAAGGATTCGATTGTAGCCTGCGCCTGGCGGAACCGGTCAACGAACACGGTCGCCGGCCGGTGCGCGATCGACAGCTTGCGGCATACCTCGTTTGGCTGGGCCATGTCGATGTAGCACAGCTTGAGCAGGATGCGGTCGCGGTGGGGCAGCAGGCGCATGTTCCGTTCGATGGCAGCGGCGTCCGCTTCGTCCAGCTTGCGGCGCTCGCCGGAGGCCTTCTCTCCGTTGGCTTCGCGCTCAAGCTGGTCGCAGTAGGCGCCGGTCGGGCTGATGCCGATCGTGCGGTTCGGGCGGTAGACCCGGGCCCAGTTCTCCAGGCGCAGGCCGATGTCGCGGCGGTCCTGCTCCGTCATGGCTGCGCTCCGTACAGTGCCCACAGCAGCGGATCGCGCGGGACCGGCTTGCGCTCCCAGGTCTGTACCGTGCGCTGCTTCGGCTGGCCGATCCCGGGCGTCGGGTTATCCGGGTCGAAGTCCGGCGCCGGGCCGGCTTCCCACTTCGCGCGCCGCTCGTTGAGCAGGTTGGTGCGGTGGATCTTGCCTTGCTGCTGCAGACGGTGCACAGCCATGGTGGCCGAGCCGTTGGTGATGTCGAGCTCCGTCACCAGCTCGCGGGTCATGATGCCCGGCCGCTTCTTGATGTGCGCCTCGACGCGCTCATTCACGGTGGGCGGGACGAATTTGGGGATGGTCATGTCCATGGTCAGATTCCTAGTGCGGCGAAGATGCCTTGTGGTTTTGCTCGGGTGCTGCGCGCGTTGTCGTAGGCGAGGGCGATGCCCACCTTGTCGGCGTAGCGTTCGTTGAACTGGCCGCCGCGGCGCGCGGTGGCGATCGCCTTCTTGACGCGGCGGCGGTGCTTGCGGCTGTACTCGGCCTGCGTGCGCGGCGCGGGCATGGGCTCGTCGGGGCCGGCGCCCAACACCCACACGGCAGCCGGGCGGCCAGCGGTGCGGTGCCAGCGCCCGATGCGGCACAGGCCAGCGGCGCGGAGCTGCTTCAGATAGCGGTTCACGTTCTGCTCGTTGAAATCGACGAGGCCGACGATGTGCGTGACCGTACCCAGCTTGCCCAGGCGGCTCAGCGGCCAGTCGACCGCCTCGGCCGGCGGCAGCAGGGCCAGGACTTCGTTCTTGCGGCTTGGCGGGGGCATCAGGCAGCCTCCCCCAGCAGATCGGCCTGCGCCTGCTCCGTCGCGATCGCCGTGATCGTCACGACCACGCGCGCCTCGCCGTCCGGCTCCATGCGTTCGGCTGTCAACCTGCGCACCCACTTGTCGTCTTCGATCGCCACATCCTTGAGCGCGTCGAGCAGCACCTTGTTGGCGTTGTCGATGTCGATGCACATCACGCCGTCGTCCCAGACCGGGCCCAGCTTGCGCTGTCGGGCCTGCCAGTCCAGCGGGCGCTTCGGGTACAGCTTGACGTCGACGTGCACGCGGCCGGCCAGCGGCGTGCGGATGCCTTGGGCGTAGCAGCGCGCCATGATGTCGGCTCGGAACGCCTTTGCTTCCTTCGTCGGAACAATGCTGATGTGCTTGCCCAGCTTCACCGGGCGCCAGTACCGGTTTGCCGAGAGCGGGTAGGGCAGGATGAGAGTGATCATTGCATCGTCTCCTTGAGGCGCAACAGCTTCTGCGTCATCTCGGTAGCGATCGCCTTGCCATCGTGCTTGTCCGGGTGACACAGCATGATCAAGCGCTGCACGTCGTCGGCGTTGAATTGTTGCGGCGGCGCGATGCGAGCATGCTGCAAGAATTGCTCGCCACCCAGCCTGTTGATCCGCTTCACCAGCGAATTCCAACGAGCCACGATGACGCCGTGTTCGCGCTGCAGCTTCTCGTATTTCGATTTCGTTACGAACATGCAGTGATTCCTTCCTGTTTCAGTTGCTCCTGGGTGATGGCGGTGGCGCGATCGAACGTGTCTTCGAGCTGCTCGCGCGTCATCCAGCCAGGCAGCGGCCGGCGGCCGTCCAGCACGTCGTGGCAGTCGCTGCAGCCAAAGCACGCGGCGCTGTCCGGCGCCTTCAGGGCCATGCCCTTGCCGTCGGCGAGGCGGTTGGAGTGGCAGAGCACGGTGGTGGCCGGGTCGCGATTGCAAACGCCGGGTAGCACCAGCGTGCACTCGCGGCCGCGTGCGGCGCGCCGGGCCGGCGTCGACTTGGCGCGGGACTTCTTCATCGGCTTGCGGGTCTTGAGCTGCACCGCGGCGACGCGCAGCAGGCCGGCGCCGGAGGCGGCAGACGTCTTGAACCCGGTGCCGCGCGCCATCGGCTTGTTGCGCGAAAGCGGCTTGCGCTGCTTGAGGGTGCCAGTGCGGGCGATGGGGGTGCGGTTGAGCGTCATGCGGCCTCCAGCAGAGCCGCTCGCATGGCGCCGCCCCATTGCGCGGCGAATGCTTCGGCGATCGCCGGGTCGGTACGACTGCGTTCTCGCTCGCGGTTCGGGCCCGGCGGCATCATGTGGCATGCCGCCTTGATCTCGCCCGGCGCGTAGTCGGCCTTCTTGTGCGTCGGCACGAGCGGCGCCACACCCTTGAGCCACAGCGCCGCGGCCTTCGTGAACGGCGAGCCAAACATCCACGGCTGCACGATCTGGTCATAGCGGCCGATGTGCTGCATCGCCAGCCCGTGCGGCATCGAGTTCTCGAGCACGATCTTCGGGATGCCGCAGCCCTTCAGCGTGTTGAAGAACTCGACGCCGCGCAGGAAGTCGTCCATTCGGTTTGGGTACAGCGGGTGCCGGCGGCGCTGCTCGGCCGGCAGGTGCGTGTCGTCCGGGTGGTACATCCAGCGAATGCCGGCGAGATTGTTGAACGTGCAGTACGGGTGCGCGATCATCATGTCGAAGCTCTCGGCGCCGGCCTTGATCACTTCCAGCAGGTCGCCTTGGATGTGCCAGCCGCGCGGCGCCTCGGTGGCGCGCAAGTCGCAGGACACCGCCGTGTGGCCGAGGCGGGCGAAAGCGTCGCGGACGCGGCCTGAGTATTCGCAGCCGATGAGGATTTTCATGCTTTCTCCAATTCTTGTTGTTGTACCTGCTGCTGGTGCTGCTCCAGGAACGCGCGCCGCTCGGCGATCTGCCCGGCAGGCGCTGGCTTGAACAGCACCGTTGGGTGCGCATCGGCGCGGACGTAGCGCTCGTAGCCGGTGCAGTAGCCGAGGCCCTGGGTGGCCTGCTCAGCGTGGCCCTGGCGGGTGAATTTCGCGCAGAGGGCGCATGGGTCGAGATCAGTCCTCATTCGAAGCCTCCGCGCCTGGTGGTGGGCTTGGCTGCCGCCGGGCGCCGGAACCAGCGAAACAGCGGGTTCTCGAACCGGGTCTGCGCGCCGATGTACTGTAGGCCGACGACGCCGGGATTGCCCTGCCGCTGCTTGACGCTGATCCACTCGCAGATGCCCTTATCCTCGGTCTCTGGGTTCCAGAGCTCGTCGCGGTACAGGAAGATGATGTTCGCGGCGTCCTGCTCGATGTAGCCGGACACGCCCAGGTCGGACATGATCGGGCGCTTGTCGGCGCGCTTCTCGCACTCGCGATTGAGCTGCGCGAGCAGGATCACGGCGGCGTCGAGCTCCTTTCCCAGCGCGATCAGGCCGCGCGTGTATTCGCCCATCGCCTCGTGCAGCTTTTCCGACTTGGCGCCGGTGATGAACGAGAGCTGATCGATGCACAGGACGTCGAGACCGTGCGTGCGCTTGATCTTGCGCGCCTTGGCGCGGATGTCCGGGATGCTCAGGCCGGTCTGGTCGTCGATGAACAGGTTCAGGTTGCGCGAGTTGATCGTCGCCGCGGTGATCGCCTCCCAGCGCGCGGTGTCGTCGCGGGTCTCACCCGGGCGGCGCAGCCAGGACATGTCGACCTGGGCGAGCGCCGAAATGTTGCGGTCGTTGACCTGATTCGTTGACATTTCCATGGACAGGAACAGCGCCGAGTGGTCGCGCGCGGTGTTGCGGCAGATGCCCAGGCCGGCGGCAGTCTTGCCGGTGCCGGGGCGGCCGGCAATCACGGTCAGGGTGCCACGCTCGAGGCCGCCGTCGAGCATTTCGTCCACGTGCTTGTAGCCGGTCGGGATCGGGCGAATCTTGCCTTCCATGCGGTCCTGCAGCAGCGTCATGTACTCGCCCAGCGTCTCGTCGATCCGGCGCGGGTCCTTGGTCGCCTTGCGGGTAGCCAGATCGTCGAGCTTGGCGGCGGCGTCGGCGATGCACTCGGCGGTGTCCTTGCCCGATTCGGCGTCGGCGGCCAGGTCGACCGACAGCGCCTGGAGCGCGCGCTTCGTCGCCTTATCCACCACGATCCGGGCGTGGTACTCGATCTTCGCCGCGCTTGCGGCCGATGCGTGCAGGCTGGCCAGGTAGGGGAGGGATTCGGCGCCGACCTTGTCGGCCAGGGTCACGGCGTCGACGCGCTTGCCGGCGGCGAGCTGCTTGGCGATCTCGGTGAACATCGCCCGGTGGTCGCCGCGGAAGAAGTGCGTCGCGTCGAGTTCAGGGATGCGGTCGATGGCATCGTTGTCGCGCAGCAGGGCGCCCAGCACATCCTGCTCGGCCTGGATGTTGAACAGCTCGATCATGCGGCCTCCGCGTGGTTGCGCTGGGCCTGCTGGCCGACCGTCGTCAGGGCGTAGTTGCCGTCAGCGCCGACGAACCAGAGCTTGAACCAGTTGCCCTTGACCGACTTCAGCATCACGGTCCGCCAGGCGGTGTAGCGCTTCGACCCCGGCGCCAGGTAGCGGTCCTTGAACTCGCGCCAGTGCAGCGACAGGAACTCGGAGGGCAGCCCGACCTTGTCGGCATAGGCGAACACCGGGTCGTCATCGGGAATCGGCTTCTCTCCGATCGAACGGCAGTCAGCCAGGAAGGTCTGCAGGGAGACGGCTGCTTTGCGCTTCTGCTCGACGGGCTGCCCCCCTTGGGGGGTATGGGGGGTTTTTAGTTCTTCTCTACTCTTCTCTTCTCTAGGCGTGACTTGGCGTGACGTGGTGTGACTTGGCGTGACATCTGCGCCAACGCCATCGTTTCCAGTGTCACGCTCGCTGTCACGCTCACGCTGAGCGCGCTTGCGTTCTGCTGCAGTCGTGTCCACGCGCTCACGCTTCGGCTGGCGATCTTCCCAGCGAGTAACGCGATCGCCGTCGACCAGGGCGCGGCTCTGCATGGCTTCGAGAATGCGTGCGGTGGTGCCGTCGTCGGCGCCCAGGAGGAAGTCGGTCGCCTCGCAGTCGATCGCACCGAACGTGCCGCGGTCAGTGTTTGCGCTGGCCTGCTCGAGCACCAGGGCCCACACAGCGATGACGTCGCCAACGCGTGCGCCGGCCTTCTTGGCGACCAGGCCGAATTTAGGGTCATTGACGCTGCCGTGATGCCAGCGGAACCAGTCGATACCGTTGGCCATGGTCAGCGCTCCGCGTCGAGGATGATGAGGGATGCTTTGCGGGCGAGGGCGGCGCGCTGCTCGGCAACCTGGGCCTCATTGCGGCGCGCGCATTCTTCGTCGGCGCCAGCTTTCGTAGAGGCGACGCCGGCGGCGGTCAGGACGTGGGGAGCGCCTGGGGTGGGATAACCGATGATGTAATGGCCCAAGCTGGTTGGGCCATAGGTGGCGTATGTCGTCATGGCGGCGAGACCTTTCCCGCCTTGCGATACTTCTCGACGGCCTCAGCCAGCTCGTCGCTGCTCTTGGCCAGGCGGCCGATTGCCCGGCCCTTCTGATCGGCGGCAGCATCACGAACGATGCGCCGCTGGTCGGCCCAGCTACACGCCTTGGCGATTACCTTTGTCGCCGCGTGGTTTTCGGGTGATAATGTGCTCACTGTTGAAATCCTTTCATGGCCCGGTCTCTACCCGGGCCGTTTTTTTGCCTGTCTCCTGGCCGCGAAGCCGGAAGCCGCAATCAAAGATGCCTCCGGCCCGACACCACGCCGCGCGCCCGTGCTGCTGGGCGACCGCGACCCGGACAATGTCGGGATTCCCTGTTCGGGATCGGGCCGCTACCATGGCGCCGGATCGCTTCATTTCCGAGGGTGCGGAACCAGGCCGAGAGGCCGAGGCCGGCAGCCGCGGCAACTTCCTTGGCTTGACTCTTTTCCGTGGTGCTGACGAGGACTTCCACGCGGTGAATGCGGGCGTCTTCGTTGTAGGCTGCATGGAACATTTACTTCTCCTTGGTGGTGCGGGTTACGGGGTGGGTGATGCTGGGCATGAGCCCGTGGGCAACTTTCTGCCCGAAAGAAAAAGCCGCGGGTTATTGCGGCTGAGGTGCGGTGCGTCGCCGGGTTGGCGGTGGCGCGCTGCGAATGAAGGCCCAGTCGGCCGAGGGACACAGCTCCTCACAGACCAGCATCCGGTTGCTCTCGCGTTCGAGGTTGATCGCGAGCTTCTCAGTGCAGGCGCGATTGCCGTAGCCGACCTGGCGCAGGTAATCGAACGACGTGCCGCAGCGGGCCGCGAAGGATTCCCGGGCTTCCACCGGGATTGCGTTCAGGTAGTCGATGAGCTTCATATCTGGAACTTTATCAATTGGTACAGTCAAAGTCAAGCGAATGCTAATTTATCAGATGCTAAAAGTACGGGATAATTTCCGTATGAACATGTACCAACACCGAAAAGAGCGCCTGCTGGCCCTCATCGACGCCGAATACGGCGGGGAGCGCGTGCGCTTTTGCGACAAGACGGGCATGAGTGAGTCTCGCCTGGCCCAGATCCTGTCCCAGACCTACCGCAACGGCGAGGCTTTCACCGAAAAGACCGCGCGCAAAGTGGAAGAACTGGCCGGCCTACCGCCGCTGTACTTCGACCAGGGCGCGGCGCCGCCGATCGAGCCAGCCCAAAACGTGCTTGAACTTGTGCCGGGCGCGCGCCGCGTGCACGAGGCGGCCGAGGGCGACCCGAGCCTGACGCAGATCATGAAGGTAAAAATCAAGGTTCAGGCGGGCATCACCGGCTTCCGGGTAGAGCCCGAGCATCACGACGGTGAGACGACTGGCGTGCCGACGAGCTGGGTTCGTGGCGAGCGCCTGGTGGTGTCCGATCTGCTGGCCATCACCGTGCGCGGCGAGAGCATGGAACCGTCATTGTTCGATGGCGACGTGATCGTGGTGAACACCGGCGACAAGAAGCTGGTCGACGGCGCGGTGTATGCCGTCAACTACGAGGGCGAAGTGGTTGTAAAGCGCATGGCGCGTGATGCGGGCATGTGGTGGCTGACCTCCGATAATCAGGATCAGAGAAAGTATCACCGCAAGTCATGCAAGGGGGCCGAGTGCATCGTGATTGGCAAGGTCGTTAGGAAGGAAAGTACCCATATATGAAAAAAACGAGCATTGCGGCGCTTCTGTTTTTAACGATCTCAGCAAGTGCGATTGCTGCTGAATGGGAAGTTGTATCGGCCGCCAGTACTATTTCAATTGAAATCGATAAGGCTAGCATCGTCCAACAAAAGGCTGGCGTGCGAAAGGCGTGGTCACGATTTTGGAGACATCCGCTACAGCAAACACCCGACGGTCAGCAATATAGCAGGTTAATGCAGCTATCCTTGTATAACTGCAATGATCGAACAATCGGCGTCATGCAACGGCATTTTTTTAATGATGAAAAGTCTGATTCTTCGGTTGAGTCAAATCATTTCAGCCCGAAGGAAATTCAATTTGATGAAGTTATCCCCGACAGCCACGGTGACGTTATCTTGAATTTCGTATGCTCAGCAAAGATTGCTAAAAAATAATCCGCGCTGTGGCGGGGAGTGGGAGAATCGATTTGATGACAAAGAACGAGCGCAGGATGATGGTTGAGCTTGCGAAATCGATGACCAGGTTGGGAGATATGATGGTGATTCTCCAGAAACACGTTACCGACGAGAGCATTCTCCGTGAATTAAATTCGCTCTTGGCTGATAACCAGGCAGGTACAAAGCATTTCCTAGATCTCGCAAGCGAAGAATGGTTTGGTGATGAGTAACGTTGATCGCAGTTTGATTGATCGTATGGACCGTATGGGGCGCCGGCTTGACAATAGCGGCGGCCCCCCGGATGATCCTCGTATGGATGAACGAGTCAAAAAGCTGGAAGAGTTTGCCGCCGAAGCGCGCACTGAGCTGCGGGCGATAGACACGCGACTCACCAAGATCGAGGCAAAGCTCGACAACTTTGCGACAACCGCTGATCTGCACAAGGAGATCAACGCCCAGACCTGGAAGCTGGTGACCTTCGTATGCGGCTTTGGAACGGCCCTTGTCGCTGCGACCTATTTCATCGCAAAGCACACGTAACGTCACCTCCCTGCACTGAACAGCACAGCCCGCTACGCGCGGGCTTTTTTACGCCCCTACGCCGGGGCCGGCCGCCTGAACTGTTCGGGCTACAACAATTCTACAGTTTTTCTTTATCAAGTGCTTGACTACATCTTTACCACTTGATAAAGTGCACCCATCGCAACCGAGCCCAGCAGGGCGCACCAGGAGAAGACGATGGCAACCCCCGACCGAGACGACGACCTGCAATACCAAGCCGAGCTGGACAAGCTGACGCGCGAGAAGGCTTTCATGATCCTCGAAGCGATCAAGGCCGGCGGCAAGCTGAACACGATCGACATGATCGAGAACATCGACCCGTACCTGGGCGACAGCCAGGCGCTGGCCGAGCTGCTGCAGCGCACGGCGCGCGGCGAGAACGCGCTGCTGGACCTGCTGCAGCGCATGGCCCTGGAGCTGGGCGGCAAACAGGCCGAAAAGGACCTCGCGGAACGTGCGCGCCGCAACCGCCAGCCAACGCTGGTCGAGCGTGCGCACCGCTACCTCGACCGGGTAGCGGCGTAAGGAACGGTGCGGCGCGCCCCGGAAAGCGCGTCTTGGCAGGCCCGGCTCAGGAAACAGGGACAGTGGGAACTGAACATGCCCTGGCAGCCTGGAAAGACAGGCACCACAGAGCAAGGGCGGCGTGGAAAGCAGACACGCACGAAAAAGCAGCGCGGGATAGTGGTCGAGCACGGATGCCTACGTGCAGAGGACGCTCCTCGGAAGGCCCGCTAGCTGGAGTCGCGCCCAGCCCCTTGCTCTGTGGTACCCGGTCGGCGCCAGCGCCTGCACCGCGACGAAGTAGGGCGCCCGGCCACCACCGCGGGGAAGCATGGAGCAGCACAGTTCCGCGTAAAGGCAAAGCCATGCACGGCCGCACCAGCGGCGCCGGAGACGTAACCGGCACCAATACCGAAGCCGGCCGCGCCGGTGCATAAGGAGAAGAAGATGGAACTGCGATTCATTCAGCAAAGAATCAAAGACTCGATCACCGTCTTGGACGAAATCGAGTTGGTCAACTGCGATCGCAATGACGGCTACGAAAGCGGCAATTACACCGTAGCGGACGTAGAAGACAGCGGGGCTATCACCCTGATTGGCAAAGGCCCGCTGTCCGGCGTTATCGCAGTGGTGAATCTATGATCGCCGCTCCTCGCATCCACCGCGGCCCGTACCGCGTCATCCGCCGCCTGGTGCGCAAGCTGCTCAAGCCGCTGCGCCTTGCCGTGATCCGCCACCAGATGGCCCTGAGCGAGCAGAACGTGCGCTACCTGGACGACGCGCGCATCGAAGCGATCTGCGGCCTGAACGCCGAGCACAAGCGGCAGGTCGAGCTGATGGCCCGACTGCGCGCAGTGGAAGGGGGATTCGCGTAATGGGCGAAGTCGCAGAAATGATGCTTGACGGGACGCTCTGCGAAGGATGCGGCGTGTTTCTGAACGCTTCGGCGCCCGGCTATCCATGCTACTGCCGGGACTGTGCCGGCGAGCGCAAGAAGCTGCGTGCCGCCGAGAACGTCGCCGCTAACCAGAAGATGCACGCCGAGCAGAAGAAGATCCCATGCGCCGTATGCGGCCGCAAGGTCAAGACGATAGGCATGGCGAACCACATGAAGGATGCGCACCCATGATCCACCACCTCCGCACTCAATACCGCCTCTCCCTGCGCGCCGGCTTCGGCCCGCGCAAGGCCGCTGTCCGCGCGCTGCGGACTTACTGGCTGGGCTTCTGACCATGAACAAGCTCGAAACCGAAGCACACGACGCCTTGGTGGCGTACGAAGCCCAGCGCCGCCATGCACGCCGGTTCGCGCCGGCGCCGCGCTCGAAGCCCGCTGGCGTCTGGTCGCCGAAGCTGACCGAGCAGCAGCAGCGCGAGCAGGAGCAGTACATCAAAGACCACAACTTGCCGTTCTAAGGACAGGCCATGACCGACAAAGCAAAAATTTACGGGGCATTCGTGAAAGCGCAGAAGGAGTTCGCGCCAGCGCTCAAGTCCTCCAGCAATCCGCACTTCAAAAGTAAGTACGCCGACCTGGCGGCCTGCGTCGAGGCGGTGATTGATGCGCTGAATAACAACGGCATCGCCATGATCCAGCGCACCCACGACGACGAGCGCGGCGTGACGGTCGAGACCGTGTTCATCCACGAATCGGGCGAATGCCTGGAGGGTGGCCGCCTGCACGTGCCAGCCGCCAAGCAAGACCCGCAAGGCTACGGCTCGGCACTGACCTATGCGCGCCGCTACTCGCTGATGGCCGCCTGCGGCATCGCTCCAGAAGACGACGACGGCAACGCTGCGTCCCAGCCGCGCAAGCAGGCGGCCAATCAGGCTCCGCAGCAGGCCCAGGGCAAGCAAGCCGGCCCGGAGCCGGATGCTGAAATCCTGGCGCAGTTCAACGCCGCCGCCACGGTGCCGGCGCTCACGCAGGTGATGAACGCCCTGCCGGCAGAGCAGAAGCGTCTGTACACCGGCCATTTCAATGCCCGCATGGGCGAACTCAAGAAGGCAGTGTAACCATGGCATCCGTCAACAAAGTCATCATCGTCGGTAACCTCGGCCGCGATCCGGAAGTGCGCTACATGCCGAGCGGCGACGCCATCACGAATATCGCCGTGGCGACGACCTACAAGCCCAAGGACAAGGACCAGATCACCGAGTGGCATCGCATCAGCTTCTTCGGTCGCCTGGCTGAGATCGCCGGCCAGTACCTCAAGAAGGGCTCGGCCGTCTACGTCGAAGGCAGCCTGCAGACGCGCAAGTACACCGACAAGGACGGCATCGAGCGCTACGCCACCGACATCATCGCCGAGAACATGCAGATGCTCGGCACCAGCCAAGGAGCCGCAGCATGACCGCAATGACCCTCTTCGAAATCGCCCGCGAGTACCGCCACATCACCGATGTGCTGCAGGACTCCGGCTGCGACCCGCAGACCTTGACCGATACCCTGGAGGGCGAAGCCTGGCCGCTGGAAGTGAAGGCGCAGAACATCGGCTTCGTGATCCGCAACATGGAGGCGCTGGCCGCTTCGATGAAGGAGGCCGAGAAGCAGATGGCCGAGCGCCGCAAGGCGACCGAGAAGCGCGCCGCGGCCCTGGCCGAGTACCTGAAGACCGGCATGGAAATCGCTGGCGTGTCGAAGCTGGAAACGCCGCACTTCGCGCTGACGATCAAGAAGAACCCGCCCAGCGTCGAAGTGTGGGATGAAAAGCAGATCCCGGCCGAGTTCATGCGCGTCCCGGCGCCACCGCCACCGCCGCCGCCAGCACCGGATAAGACCGCAATCAAGGAAGCGATCAAGGCGGGCCAGGAAGTGCCGGGCGCGCTGCTGGTCCAGGGCACCAGGCTGGAGGTGAAATAGCGTGAAAGAGATCGTCCTGACCAAGGCCGCCGGCGGCGTGCTGGTGCCGATCGACCCGCAGGCGGCCGAGTACATCGCCAAGCTCAAGACCGGCGCCGCCGTGCGCGCCACGGTGAAGCAGCAGCGCAACCCGCGCTTTCATCGAAAATTCTTCGCGCTGCTGAACCTGGCGTTCGACGCCTGGGAGCCGTCGGCGAACACGTACAAGGGCCAGGTCGTCGGCAAGAACTTCGACCAGTTCCGCAACGACATCGTGTGCCTTGCCGGCTTCTACGAAATGGCCGTAAACCTGAAGGGCGAGACCCGCCTGACGGCGAAGTCGATCAGCTTCGCCAACATGGACCAGGCCGAGTTCGACGACCTGTACAACGCGACCGTGAACGTGATCCTGAAGCACATCCTGACCACCTACGACCGCGACGCCCTGGACAGCGTGATGGACCAGCTGCTGGGCTTCTTCTAACCACAACGAGAGAGACCTGATGACCAACACCGACTTCCACGCCCGCCGCACCGAGCTGTCGAATACCTTCGCTGCCGCCGGCGCCGAGCTGCTGGACTACATGCGCTGCGCCGGCGCGCTGGCCGCGATCCCGAACACGCAGCAGTTCGTCGTGGCCGGTGACATCGCCGCGATCCGCGCCCAGCTCGACACCGTCGCCCCGCAGCGCCGCATGCGCCACGGCTACCGCCCCGAGCAGCCGCTGTACTTCGGCCCCGAGGCAGGGCAGGCGCGCCGCTGGGCAGCGCTCATCACCAGCACCGGCCACGGCGTGCTGCAGGAGTACGGCACGGCGTTCGAACACGCCCAGCCGGGCCAGGAGGTGCTGGAGGTGATGGAGATCCTGCCCGGCGCGCCAGCTACCGCCAATAAGGCGGCAGAAGAAGGGGAGCTACCAGTTCTGCCAGAACCAGCTATCGACGGCACTAAGTATCACGAAGAGCTAAAAATCTGCTACACCGGACCTATTCATTACACTGCCGACCAGATGCGCGAATACGCCCGCCAAGCTATCGCAGCAGACCGCGCATCCCGTCAGGGGTCGTCTGTTCCAGACTGTTTCGCCAATAAGGCGGAAGTCGAGCTGTCGGAGCTCAAGCGCTTCGACTTCGAAGTGGAAGACGGCCAGAGGTATATCTGCGGCAACCCCGATGGCTCGTGGGTCAGGTTCGCTGACGTGGAAGCTCTGATTGAAGCCGCCCCTCCCGCAACTACTGGTGCAAGCACTGCCCCGCTCAACCTCGATGCTTACGATGCCGGATCGCTGTCAGACTTTGGCGGTGGCGATGTCAACTGGTGGCAGGACTATATCCGCGCCGAGTTGGACCGCGCCCACGATTTCTACCAGTCACAGATCGAAGGTTCGGCCCCTGCAAGCACTGTACTGACGGATGAGCGGCAAGCTTTCGAGGTCATGGTGCGCACCTGGGATATTCCTTCCGATGCCTTGGAGCGGTTGCCTGATGGTCGCTACGTGCAGGAGCAAATCGAGCAATGCTGGTCAGGCTGGGAATCACGGTCCAAGGTCGCGGCACAAGCCGGTCAGGTAGCGGTGCCTGAGGCTGCGATCTGGGATGCGATTACACGGCTTGAGCGCTCGGATTCGACCCAACAAGAACGCTTCGCAGCCGCCGACGGTCTGCGTGCAATCGCCGCCCCATCGCCAGCAAAGGAATCGAAATGAGCAATCCAACTGAACTGCCGGACCTCGACCTGAACCACCTGGAAGCGCTGGCGCGCGCGGCAACGCCTGGACCGTGGTCCTGGTGGACCAGCAATAGCGTACTGCGCCTCACCGGCGACGACGGCATCGACGGCGGCGTGCTGCACGCCTACTCCCATCGCGGTCACGCTGATATCTGCTGCGGAGAGAGCGACCGCGCATTCATGGTCGCCGCCAACCCTGCCGCCGTGCTGGCCCTGATCGCCCTTGCTCGCCGCGCCCAGCCAGAGGGCGAAGCGCCGCAAGCCGAGCCAGCGGCGAAAGTGACCTGCCCAGGCTGCCACGGTATCGGCACTTGGATCGGGCAGCATGACGGCTACGACGACGCCGACTGTCACATGTTCGATGGCGCAGGCAAGATCGCAGCTCTCGCCGCCCAGCAAGCCGCAGCACCTGGCGCGCTGGCCCTGCTGAATGCCGAGGAAATGGCGGCGCTGCACCGCTTCCAGGAAACGTGCCAAGACTTCGACTCGGGCGGCTATGACGTGGACAAGAACATGATGAAGCGCCTCGCTGCCATCGGGGTGATCGAGTCGAAGGGCTTCAACCGATACCAGTTCACCGAATTCGGCGATTACGTGGTCGAGCACTACGCCCCTAGCGCCCCCGGCACACCGGAAGCGCCGAAGCGTGGTGCTCAATTGCTGGCTGAGCTGCTGGGCGCGCCTACGCTGTATTCGCAGGTGTACGTGGCAGCGACCGTCGACCGCGAATGGAGCGGACCAGCCGCACGCGATGCCGCCGAGGCAGCAGCCAAGGAATACGGCGACACGCCGGCGAAAACCGTCGAAGGCCTGCAATCCATCCTCGATGAAGTCTTGCGCGTAGATGGTGCCGCCCAGCTCGACGGCGGCCAGGGAGAGGGAGAAAAGGCGTGAGCATGTCGTCACACCAGAAGAATGGCGGTCACGATGAATGGCTGACGCCACCCGAGATTGTTCGGGCCTGCGGCGAGTTCGACCTGGACCCATGCGCGCCGATCGTGCGGCCGTGGGACACCGCGCGCCAGCATTTCACGATCGAGGACGACGGGCTGGTGCAGCGCTGGCAAGGTCGGGTGTGGTGCAACCCGCCGTTCGGCCGCGAGGCGATCAAGTGGCTGCGCCGCATGGCTGAGCATGGCAACGGCGTCGCCCTGATCCCGGCGCGCACCGAGACGGTCATGTTCTACGAAACCGTGTGGGGGGCCGCCGACGCGGTGCTGTTCATCCAAGGCCGGCCGCACTTTCACTACGTCGACGGCCGCCGCGCGGCAGCAAACAGCGGGGCGCCAATTTGCTTGGTGGCCTACGGCATGCACAACGTCGCCGCGTTGGCCGCCAGCAAGCTCGGCATCGTCGTCCCCATCATCAACAAGCACAAGGAGGCCGACCATGGCTAACCCCTCCCATGACAAGGGCAACATCACCGACGCCGAGATCGCCGGCTACATGGGCTGGCGCGGACCTGGCGCGTACACGGAAGCGAGTCTTCGCAAGATCCGCGAGATCATCGACCACGTGCTGCGCGTCGAGCGCGCCACCCCGCCATCGCCCAGCACCGCGCCCATGTGCGAGCGCAAGACCGCGAAGCTGGAAGAGGAAGGCTATGCGAAGACCGGCTACGTGCTGCGCCAGCCGGGCAAGGATCGTGAGGTCGTGGTATCGGACGGTGGCGCGGTGTCGTGGTTCACGACCGAGCAATGGCACTGGCTGATGTTCAACCGCGATCACGTCGAGTTCAACTGGCCCAAGCCAATCGGCGCGCGCTTGGCGCCCAGCACCGCGCCCGAGGTGGACGAGCGCGCAGCATTCGAGGCGTGGGCCGGGCCGAAGCAATTGTCTCTGCGCCGCACCACCAGCGCCGACCATGGGCTCTATGTCGAGCAGTACACGCGGGATGCGTGGGACGCATGGCAAGGCCGCGCCGCCCTTGCTTCTCGCCCTGCTGAGGTGGACGACGAAGGGCTGCCGGCACTGCCAAGGCCCGTGTGGTGGTATGGAGGTACAGATCCATATTTCAGCGCCGAGCAGTACCGCCAGGGCCAGCGCGATGCGGTGGCGGCATACAAGCGAAAGCAGGCAGCATTGCAGGAGCTGGCCGACCAAGCGCAGGAGAATGACATGGGCTATGGCGCGGCACCCTCACACACCACCAATAAGGAGAATGGCTGATGAAGCAGCAAACGATTCAGTCGAGGTATATCACGCTCCAGGAATGGGCGGCGCTGATGTTCTCGAAGATCCCGCACAACAACACGCTGCTGCGGTGGGTGCACGACGGACGCATCCAGCCGCAGCCCGAGAAGATCGGAAAGCACTGGCAAGTAAAGCGCGATGCGCGATATGTGGCTGACTAATGGGACGCAAGAGACTCGCGAAGAACAAGGGATTCCCGCCGAACCTGTACCAGAACCCGGCGGGGTATTTCTACTACAAGAACCCGAGCACGAAGCAGCAGAAGGGGCTCGGCCGTGACAGGGCGCACGCCTTCTCGGAGGCGCGTGCGGCGAACGCCGTACTGGCCGCCATGAAGCCGTCTTCGCTGGCCGATTGGGTCGCCGGCAAGACCGAGTACACGCTGGCCGAATGGTTGCCGATCTACCGCACGCTGTGGATGGAGAAGGTCGAGCCCAGGCAGGCGACGCTGACCGCCAGCGACATGTATCTGCGCCGCCTGGCCGAATGCGACTTCGCCGGACGCCGCCTGTCAGAGGTTTCAACTCTAATGGTGGCGCAGTATCTCGAGGCGTACAAGGCTGAGCGTGGCGCGCCATCTGCGAACCAGCTCCGCTCGAAGCTGAGCGACGTTTTCAGGTGGGCCGAGACGCAAGGGCTGATCGAGGCCGGGCGCAACCCGGTCACGGCAACGAGGCGGCATAAAGCCGTGGTTGTGCGCGAGCGGATGAGCCTCGATCAATTTCTTGCCGTGCGCGAGCTTGCGCCGGTCTGGCTGTGCAATGCAATGAATCTCGCCCTGGTCACTGGCCAGCGCCGCGGCGACGTTGTGTCGCTCAAGTTCAGCGACTGGAAGGATGGCCGCCTGCACGTGGCGCAGGGGAAAAGCGGAGGCAAGACGCGCCTTGCGCTCGACGGGGCCATCGCGATCGCGAAGCTGGGCATGTCGGTCTCGGACGTCGTTAAGCAATGCCGGGATGGGGTCGCCAGCCCGTATCTCGTTCACCATGTCCGGCACAGCGCGGGCGAGAAGCCAGGCAGGAAAGTGCACGTCGATATGGTGACCGATGCGTTCGCCACCGCTCGCGATGCGGCCGGCATTACCCCGAAGGAAGGCCGCACCCCGATCACGTTCCACGAGATCCGCAGCTTGGCCGAGCGGTTATACCGGGAGCAGTTCGGCGCGGCGTTCGCGCAAGAAATCATGGGCCACAAGAGCGCCGAGATGACGGCCCGATACGATGACTTGCGCGGCGAATGGAAGGTCGTTTCGGCAGCTTAAATTATGAATATTTTCTACGAATTTCAGTAAATTGACGTCGTAGCCCCTCACTCTACGTCGCCCGGTCTTACACCCTGTTACATGGGCAAGGCGCTAGGCGCCCATCAGCGAGGACAGCGCCGCCAGCGGCACCGCCGCCGCCAGCGCCTCGTAACCGACGTCGTTCGGATGCAGGCGGTCGCCGCTGTCGTAGGCGGCGCGCAGCCGCTGCGGATCGTTCGGATCGCGCAGCGCCAGGTCGACGTCGGCCAGCAGGTCGAACGGCAGCGCGCTGCGCATCCAGGCATTGGCCGCCTGCCGCACCGCCTCGCGCGCCGGAGTGTAATAGACGAAGCCGAGGAAGGGCGGCAGGGTCGCGCCGAGCACCGGGATGCCGTGCAGGTGGGCGCGCGCCACCAGCTGCAGGTAGCCGGCAATCAGGTCGTCGACCGGGATCGGCGCCGACGACGGGCTGTAGACGATGTCGTTGATGCCGATCAGCACCGCCAGCCCGCCTACGCCGGCGGTGGACAGCACGTCGCGGTCGAAACGCTCCAGCAAGTCCTTGCCGGCCAACAGGGCGGTCGGCGTATCGGCCAGCATGCGGTTGGCCGAGATGCCGCGGTTGACGACGCCGATCCGATTGCTGCCGAGCTCTAGCTGGATGCGGCGCGCCAGGAAGTCGGGCCAGCGCCGGTTGCCGTTCGAGGTGCTGCCCACGCCGTCGGTGACGGAGTCGCCCACCGCCACCAGCACCGGCGCCGCGCGGTCGACGTCGACCTCGGTGAGGAAGGGCCAGGAGGCGAAGGCGCGCTGGACCGGCAGCGAGGCCTGGGCGCCGAAGTCGCCCGTGGTCGAGGCATAGCTGGCCTGGTAGGCGGCGTTATGGATCGTGCTCGCCTGGACCGTGCCGGGGAAATACAGGCTGACGGCGAGGTCGGCGAGCGGCGCCACCGGCAGCGAAACCGGATCGGACACCACCGGCGCACCGGCCGGAATCGTGACCGCGGTGCGCCCGCCGAAGGTGAGCTGGCGGCTGGTGCCGGCGGTGACGACGGCGCCGCCGGCGCGCAGGCCGACGTGGGCGCCGGTCAGCCGCAACGGGGAATCGCCCATCTCGTTCGACAGCCGGATGCGAATGCGGTTGCCGCCGAGGCTGGTGCGCACGATCAGGCGCAAGGTCTGGTTGGTGAAGGTCAGCAGCGAGGCGGACGGCGGCGGGCCGGCCGGCGCGCAGCCCCAGCCCGCGCTCCAGCGCTCGGG